TATCAGCACAAATTAATCTCTCAACATTTTTCCATTGAAATCCTATATCTGCATCAATAAACAATAAGTGAGTTGCGGCAAACTCTGTTTGATCTAGCATCATAGAAACTATTGTATTTCTAGCTCTAGTGATCAAACTCTCGTTACCCATGGTTTGTATTCTCATTTTTACACCTGATTGAATAGTCCAATTTTGAAGTTCTAACAATCCATGTAAGGTCGGCTCAGTAAGCAAACCTCCATACATAGGCATTCCTAAAAATATTTTTAAATTTTTATCTTTTAGTTCTTCTGGTTTAATCATCATAAACTCCTTCCCAAACTTTACATTTTCTATAATTAAAAGCTAAAGTAATTCTTTTTTCATCGTTTTCATTAGCTGATACTCTGTGTTCTACTGTATCTGGGAAAATAACTATTTTTCCAAATTCTGGTTGAACAATTATTGAGTCATGCATATAAAACTGAGTTATTGATTCAGGAGAATTGGTAAGATATACAATCCCACAAATTGCCCTGAACATAGGATCCATATGAACATGATACTCTTGAAAAAAATCTTTGTAATAAATATTAAACCAAGACTTTTCAATAAAGCCTTCATAATAAACTCCTGATGAAGTCATGTAATTTTGAACATGAGCTAAAATATTGAAATGTAATCCTTGAAGTTTTATGTCATTTAAAATGTTGTGACTAAGGCTGTCACTAGTAAGACATTTACAATTATAAGGAGACGTATTTATTTTATCTTGAACCTCTTCCACATATTTTAAAGCATCATTACAAACCTCTTTATCAAGAAAATTGGTGTAAATATTATTTACTTCTGGTCTTTGAATAAAAGTCATTTTATTATTTATCCTTTACATCAAAATCTAAATTAAGCGTTTGTCTATTTCCTTCAGACTGGGGATAAGTTCCGTGGAAGACATGTGCTGGAAAAAAATAAATGTCCCCTATTTTTGGTTTAAATTTAAGACAGTCAAGTTTATCATTTTCATTCCTTAAAATAAAAAATAAATCTCCGGGTAAATTTATATCAATATTATTTGGAAAATCTAAAAATGTTACACTAGATATATGATTTATATTTTCAGAGTTATGCTGATGAATTTCATGATAACCATATTTTTCCCCATACACAGTCCAAGCTGATAAAAGTTCAAGAGAAAAATTTTTTAAGTGAGATTGTATTAATTTTTTAATATTTTCACTGATATTACTAATGTCATCAAAATTATCAAAAACATATTGTTTTGAGTTTTCTCCAAACGTGCTTATGTTTTCTTTTATTTGTTTTAGATTCAAAACGACAGAATCAACTTGTTCTTTGTAATTTGAAATATCAATACTGTCAGCGACAATCCAATCTTTCATATTATTAACTTTTATCACAACTTACTTTGAAGACCCTAACTGGTTTCTTTTATCAAACTTCCACTCTTTGTAATCACCTTCTTGATCAACGTAGTGTAAAAATACAGTAACAAAGTGATCGTGTTCGCACTTTTCTCTCCAATGCACGCTTTCCATGCCTTGAAATATCAATGCATTATTAGGCATCATGGCAAACTTATGTTTAATTTCATATCTATTGTAATTGCCGTCACCGTCAAAATATTTATAGTCTGAATTTTCACTAGGTGCTCCTATAAAAATTTCATATGGTTTATCCTCTGGTCTTGCACCTAAACAAAGAGCCACTGTATATTCACAAGATCCTCTATCCTTATGAACTGGCAAATCAGATCCCATGTCGTAAATTCTTAAAAAAGAATAGGTAGGCCATAGTTTTTTATTTACATTTTTTTCTATGACGGAAGTGCTAATATCTAATAATGTTTCCATAAAATAATCAGAATGTTCTGATATTAACGATTGAGTCTGTGTATCAAAATTTTTAAATTTGTAATTAGAATATTTCATTAGTGTGTATTGATAGGCTACCGATAACACATTAGGAGGTAAAAAATCTTTTATAAATAAAGGCTCCATTAACACGCCCAACCTATGAGTGCAAATCTTGTGCCTTTTGTTATCCTATTGACTTGATGTGGAAACATAAAATTTGATGGAAATATAATACAATCTCCAATGTTTTGTGGGTACTGATATTCTTCACCACCTAATTTAAATTTAAATTCTCCTCCTTCATAGTCATTGTTTAAACAGATTGATAAAGATAACTGCCTTGGAGTTGTTTGAGGCCCCATGTCAACATGATATTTATACCCTGCATCATAAGAATTAGCCTCATACTTTAGAATATCTAGTTGAGATATTCCCTTTACGTAAAACTGATGATATTTTATTTGGCCTGAGTTTTTATATGATTCAACAGCGGTATGTATTTTACTTTTTATGTAATTAAGAGTAATCATTTCGCCAAATGAAGAAGGTATTTGAATATTTTTAATTTGACAATTTCTTAAATTTTTAATTACAGAGCCATCTGTTTTATCTGAAGTTACCTTTGCTTCTTCAAAACCATTTCCGTGATATAAAATTATTTTTTTACAAATAGAATCTGGGATTAATTTTTTAATTTCAAGAATATAATCTTTCACTTTTAGTAAGTAATACTATGTCCTGATAGATAATTATCCCTTGCAGTGTTGGCAGCAGATGTCGCCGCAGTTACGGCAGCAGAATCATCTTCTGCATTAGCGTCTGAATGACCGTTATATGTTGTAGCATAGTTTGTTTGCCAAATATCTTGAGCTTCAGCTCTAATAACAACATTAGTCACCCATTGTGGTAAAGAAGATATCGATTGATTGTCCTCATTACTAGTAAGTTCAATGTGCCCGGTATTAGTTGTTGCGTCCCATTGTAGAGCATGCACGGTGGGATCAACTTCAGTATGAGATCTTATATTTAAATAAGTTTTATTATCCAAATAAACATCAGATTCGGTATTACCACTACCTGAAGCGGGGCCATCATTTGCAGAGTCTTTATTGACATCCGCATCAAAAATAATAGTTAGTCTAGTATTAATTGTGGTGTTATTTACTGTTGTTGCCATTTTTTTTGACCTTTTTACCTTTCTTTACTTTTATCTTATTATTGCTTAATTGTCTAATAGTTTTGTCCTCAAGATTAGCATCATTTTCTTGAATAGCCTGTTGATGATTTCCTATTAATTCAAATATTGAACCTGCTGTTTCCATGGCCTTTCTAGGGTTGTCACTATTTGCCAAAACCTTTGTCAAGATATTATTTGAAGTTACCATTTCATTTCTAAAAGACTCCGTGGCAGCAGTTGTTCCTAGCATATGTTTAGAATTTTCAACTAAAAGTAAAGGGATCCAGGCTATAGAACACCCCCACTCTTGAACATCTAATCCTGTTTGAGGGTTTTTTCCTTGAAGCATATTGTACCATACACATTGATGTTTGATGCACTTCTTATTAAGAAGTGGACACCTCCCGTCAGGGTCAAATATTGGCATTAACTATCTTTAGCAGCAATAATGACGTTAGCAAATTTTATGTCCATAGCAGGCATTGTAATATCTCCACCTAATGATGAACTAGATACACTGAATGGGTGTGTGTGAGAACCACCACCACCTGTGGAACCTGTACTACCCCCTCCAGCGTGAGGTCTACCTGAGTTAAAAGGAGAACCTGGAGGTGATTGACTTGCTGCCGGGTGGTTGTGAGAAGGTATTTGAGGTGTAGATAGAGTTGTTGCACCAACAGATCCCGATACAGAAACAGTCGCTCCTGATGTGTCGGTATTTCTACTAGATCCAAAAGTTGTTTGAAAAGTATCAGAACCACCTGTACCTCCACCTGTGCTTGTAGTCACACGAAAAGCGGCATCACTTAATGCTGCTGTCGTATCTTGTGTCCAACCAGTTGGAGCAGATGCTTGATAGAAAACCATTTTTGTACCTGCTGCAAATGGTTCAACTCCTGTTAAACCTGCACCACTACCTGTGAATAAAGTGGCTTGAACTTGTCCATTACTTCTGAGTGTGATGTTACCACCACCTGCAGTTAAATCTTGACCAGAAGCAACTGTTGCTCCTGCATCGAAAGTTGCAACACCTTTAAAAGCTGCTGTTCCTAATTTATCAACTGCGTTATAAATTTTAAAATTTGAAGATCCTTCACAATAAACATGTGAATAAGCTCCTTGAGTTATAGCAAAACCATTAGCTGTGTGACCTGTTGCAGCAATAGTTAAAGTTTGACTACCTGTTGTATTATTAAAGAAAACATAATGGCTTTCAGTGGCGGGCACAAATACAACAATGTCTCCTGTTAAAGCTCCTGTAAGTTCAATTATTTTATTAGAAGCCTCAGCAGACGGATCAGCATCAGCAGTTGAAAGAGTGATGTTAGCAGAACCTGCTACAGATTTGGCTAAGTAGCCTCCTCCGAAAGCATCTACAACGTCTAAATTATTGTTGGTTCTAGTGCCCCAGGTATTGGCGTTAGCCCCTGTTTCCATCTTTTCTAATTTGAATCTACTTGTAAATGTACTTGCCATGTTTTTACCTCTCTAAAATATATCTTTTTTTGTTACCCTAGCAACTCTTTTTTTAAGCTGCGTCTACCTCTATCCATGTATTACTTGCCCCTGTAACTACGTTAGCCCATGGTGTTTCAAAGGTATCGCCTGTGATTATTGATAAATCAACACCTGTTACATTAACTGTCGCTCCTGCTTCTGGTGTTGCGGTGCCCTCAGCAAAACTTAAGGCCACTGTTGAAACATTTACTAT